TTATTTCTGCTTTATCACGGCCTTACTAAAATTCATTGTTATTGTGTTCGACCTAACCTGTGCACCTCGTTCTGCCATTGAGGTTGCCCGGAAGAAGTGGATTAGATATGGACTCACTGCATAGTCGCGGCAACGCGCAACTACATCTCTCAAACTCCAGTCAATCGCGTTAAGCTTAAGGGAAAGCGGGATCGCTATCTTGCTCCCCGTCTTCTCCTGAACGATATGAAGATGATCATCCCAAATATCGCTAAACTTCATGTTGGAAATATCCCCGAGGCGCTGACCCGTAACGAGCGCCAATAGCATTGCATTGCCCATATATTGATGGTGGGCATCAGCAATCGCGAAAATCTTTTGCCATTCTTCGAGGTTTAAACGTTGTCGGCTAATTCGCCGACGCGGTTGTTTTGTCGCAAGAGCCGGGTTATAACCCGGCGGTACCTCGCCATAATGTTGGGCTTCCTTGAAAACATCGATTAAAACAGAGCGGATCACCTGGGCCATCCTCGGTTGACCTTCTGCAACATAGGACTCCAGTATCTGTGCAACATCCCGAACATCGACGGATGAAATCAATTTCATTCCCACGCTCTCACGAAGTAGGGCTACTGGTTTAGCCTTTTGCTTATGAGTGTTCGGCTTGATATCACCATTCTCCAGTCTTTCATCCTGAATTTTCCAATAACGATCTAACCACGTATTTGTTGTTATCGCCTTTCCTTTGCTGGAGGCGATCTTGTCACTGATAGCCAAAACCTGCCTGGTGCGCTGTTCAGCTAGTCGCTCATTGGCTTCAATTGCTATCGCTGTTGCTTCGGCCTCGTTAGTTCCAAGGCTATGAAACTTACCTGTAACGGGATGCTTATACCGCCAGTAGATTTTATTTACCTTACGACTGTAGAGCGGATAAAGATTAGGTATCTTGACGTTGTTTTTACGTGGTCGGGCAGCCATCAGACAGTATCCTTTGAAGCATAGGCGAATCAGATTTTTTAATTACGGGCTGGGTTAAATTACCTGTGATCTCGGCATCTTCTCTTACCCGCCAATATCTCCCTTCTTTGGTGGCCGGGGGAGTGAACATGCTCTCTTTTGCGTATCGGCGTAAGGTATTCAGACTTGGGGGATTACTTCGGTATTTTTCCGCAGCCCATTCTTCTAAAGTCAGCATTTGAAGCATGTGATTTACCTCATAATGGCCCATATTCGGGCCATATTCTGAAATTAAAAAATCAGTGTTCAGTCAGACGCTGCCAGATTGCTGACACGTATTTGACCTGATGAAGCGCATCCGAAATAGCCTTGTGTGGTTCTCCCTCAAATGGGATCTCATAGCGAGGCTTGCACCCAACGGTTTTACCCAACTCAACAATGGTTCTTACATCCCGGTTATTCCAGAACTTCCATGGGCAGGGGATCCCCGCCCGGTCATAAGATGCTTCAAGCAGGACATTGTCATAAGTGGCACCATTCCCCCATACCTGTACAGAATCAGGGCCGTTTGCCGCATTCTCGGATATAAAATCATTTAGCTGCAATACCCGACGGTGCTATTCCGGCACTTGAGCAGGAGCTTCTGAAGCGAATCACACAGAGCTACACTGACTGCAAACTGGTCGTTCGCCGGGCCGGTTCTGACGGGTTAAACATTGTTGGCGGAGAAAATACGGACAAAAAGCGTTTTGAAGAAATCCTGCAGGAAACCTGGGAGAGCGCTGACGAGTGGTTTTATAAAGACAGCATGCAATAAATTTCCAGTGTGGAGGGGGACTGGTGAAACAAAAAGAAGAATTATCGAGCAAAGGTTACGCGGTCATCAGATGCCACGATGGGGTTATCGTTGCAAGACTGCACTCATTTCCTGAGAGTGAACGAGCGTTAATGTACAGACGTGGTGATGAAGTATCCTTCATGTCGTTACAGGATGATGAGATGGTTGGAACAACGACACACTTTACACAGATGCTTGAGCGTGCTGGTTATAAAATCAATTTGTTTGATAGAAAATAAAGGTTACTCAATACTACAATTCCTAGCACCATAAACTACATGAATTTATTGTGATATGTTTGCTATACTTCCTTGAAAAATTTAGTAACATATAATCTTCAGGAGGGTGAAATTAAGTGACTAAACAGAATGGTACCAAAGTTGCTACAGAAGAAAACATAAATGCTGGAGATAATCCAGTCTGCGGTGTGATAATGCCTATTGCGAAAACAGAAGGGTATAATGACAACCATTGGGCAGATGTGTATGGTATTTTATGTGAAGTTGCTTCAGATGCAGGATTCAGCCCTAACCTTGTGAGTTTTGATGATGATGTTGGAATAATTCATAAAAGAATTGTACACAACATATACTCCAACCCTATTGTTATTTGTGATATTAGCAGCCGAAATGCTAATGTCATGCTTGAGCTAGGTATGAGATTAGCATTCGATAAACCAACGATAATAGTCAAGGATAATAAAACTCCATATAGTTTCGACATTGCAGCAATTGAGCACCTCGAATATCCGTCTGATTTGAGATACCAACTTATAAATGAATTTAAAATTAACTTAAAAAAGAAAATTATTGAGACATATAAACGCTCAACCAATGACCCAGATTATACAACTTTTTTAAAGCATTTCGGGACGTTCAAAGTTGCAAAACTTGATGAAAGAGAAGTGACTGGCAGTGAGTTTTTGGTTGCTGAACTAAGGGATTTGAAAGAGCTTGTTTTAAACTCAATTGCGATGACAAGTAAAGTCAATTCTGAAACAGTATCACTTAAAAAACGTGCATTAGGCCAATCTGCTTTTGAGACATATGCATTCACTTTCGAAGATAAACTCCCGGAGTCGTTGGATTTATACGAAATAAATACGCTCTTAAAAAACCTAGGGCTCAATATTGCTTCTCTTAGAAGAGGCGTGAATGGTAAGGCACTCTTTGTAGAATTTCTTCCTTCACTGGGAACACCTTCATTTGCAGAGATGTCTGATAAATTAAATGAATATTTAAATAATATAAAGTCTTAAGGGCGATTAGAATTTTATATTAACTGATTCTTATGGTTCTAAAAGTTGTGTTATGATGTAGAAGTAAGCCTGAACAACTAACAACCTGCTGCGCCACTGGAGAGATACCATGGCGCAAACAACAAACCAGATTAAATCCTCACTGACCCTTCAAAGGGCCAGCAATTTTCTTTTGATGTCACTCCTGCAGGAGGCGGCATGAAGAAAAGCTGGTTCACTCACACCGGGCTGACAACCGAAGAAGCCAATGAGCTGGTGGCGCGCTATAAGTCTAAAGGTGTTCCTGTCGAGAAGAGTCTCGCTATTGACCCTCGCTTTTGGATAGTCAGCGCACTTCTGCCGCAGCAAAAATCCGCACCTAAGACGCAGCAAAGTATGCGTTCACGGGCATGGGGGTGATTGTGACTGCCTACAACATCCTCCCGATGGGAAAGCCGCGCATGACGCGTGCAGATAAATGGAAGAAGCGCCCGGAAGTTATGCGTTATCGGGCTTTCTGCGACCATGTCCGGCTCCTGGGTGTCACTATGCCCGAATCTAATTCACACATTACCTTCATTCTTCCAATGCCAAAAAGCTGGAGTAAGAAGAAGCGCCAGCAGTTCGATGGTAAGCCACACCAGAGTAAACCTGACTTCGATAACCTGGTTAAAGCACTCTCCGATGCCATTTATGAAGATGACGCTCATATCTGGGATGCACGGATTACGAAGCTATGGGGTGAAGTCGGTCAGATAATTATCAGGAATATCGACTGATGCGCGCGCTCCTTCAACCTGTAATCGCCAGAGAGCTTGGTGTCGTGCTGTTAAAGCCCGGCAGCGAACTTATGAGCTTATTCGGTGGTGGTAGAGTGCTGATTGAGCGACAGCCAGATAGCATGGCTCATCTGGAAACGGGTCGCGTTCCTGATGCCCGCCAGCCTCTCGGTGATGATAAATCGCTACGCACTTTCTTTCTGAATGACAAAGTGATTCATGCCGGTGGCGGGATTAGTGGCCTGGATTACTGGTTGCTGCGATACGCTGGTGGACGGTGCCAGTACGAGCATAGTGATTACCACTATCACGAACTAACTATTATGCACCATGAGCCTGGCTCCATCCTGCTTTGTGGCTATTGCGATAACCACTTGCGAGAGCAGCGTACCGAAGCACTGGCAGAGTTGGCACGCAGAAATGTAATTGCCTTTGTTTTGGATTCTGTCCGCATTCATCTTTGCTTGGACAAAAGCCGGGAGATCTCACTTGCAGAGCTCTGCTGGTGGGCTGTTCGTAAAGAAGTTACGGATGCACTTCCAGAATCATGCGTTCGTGAAGCTCTTCGTCTTCGTGAAGAAAGTCCAATTGGACGAGAAAGTGACATAATTCCCGAAGTACCGGCCACCAGCATCCTTGAGAAATTAGTGTCAGCCGTTGACCTGCCTGAAGCGCTGACAGAACCGCTGGTGGGCGTGATGGTGGATCCAGTTCCTCCTCAGTCTTTCATGCGTCGACCAAAGCGTCTGCGCTGGGAAAGTCGCGATTATCTGAATTGGGTGAAAACACAGCCCTGCGAATGCTGCCAGCAGCAATCAGACGACCCGCATCACTTAATCGGATGGGGGCAGGGTGGCATGGCAACAAAAGCGCACGACATCTTCTCCATTCCACTTTGCCGAAAACATCATACCGAACTGCATAACGACCGCCTGGCATTCGAGCGCAAATATGGCTCGCAGTTGGAAATGATCATTAGAGTACTGGACCGGGCCTACGCGCTCGGCATTCTGGCGTAAGGAGAACTTATGAGCGATATGTATGAATTAATGGACCGATGACCGCATCGGTGCATGCGAGGCAATCCGCTGGTGGATTAAAGACGGTGGCCGTGATTGTCGTCTAACCAAAGGCCAGAAGAATGGCTGCTATGGTCAGGTTGAGCGACGGGACCAGGAAAGCGCGCTGGCGTGCTGGGGGTTAGATCAATGAAAATTAATCCGGGTCTTATAGGCGTTGTTGTTATTGCTGTCCTTTCGGTCGCTCTCGTTAAGAGTTGCTCCGACGCCAGTAGCCTTCAGAGCGATAACGACGTTCTGCGAAGTGACAACTCTATGCAGGGGCAGGTGATCGCCACCCTGGCATTCAACTTCAATCGATTCAATCAGGTTGCAGAACATGCCAACAGGCTTAACTCCCTGATCGACACCAGCACCGAAGAAACCGTAATCGAATACCGGGAGATACTTCGCCGTGAAAAAACCTGTGATCTGCCTGTTCCTGCTGACATTGCTGGTGGGCTGCTCGAATACGCGTACCGTTTACGTTCCAGCGCAATGCACGCCAATACCGACGGACCTGACGCAGCCGATGATAGTCCCGCTGCCGCCGGCTCAATAACGTACTGCCAGGCTGTGCTCTGGATTAAGCCGCTGTTGGCCGTAATTGAAAAGGGCAACAATAACTTCGCTGGTATTCGTAAAATAGAGAGTGAACGAAAATAATCTTTATCCCTGCTTATAGGTAGACATTTCAGCAAGCATTCATTAAGTGTCTTAGGCAATGCTTTTGGATATAATCACCTAAAACAAAGTGGGGTGAGCATGAATCCTGATTATATTTCTTACGAAACACTCACTGCAACTCGCGAGTCAGCTGAGTGGGCTTTCTGGGCTATGGTTGCAGCTTGGGTAAGCGCAGGGGCAACGATTATTACTCTCGGCTTCGCTTATCGAGCACTGTCCACTTGGAGAGAGCAGGAAAAAACAAAAGTTAAGTTAGATTTTAGGGCTTCCCTTAGGCACTTGAAATCAGCTTTACTCTTTATGCCCGCTAATATTGATCCCAATGAGCTAGAAGCTGAGCGTGAGCAGGTCATAGCAAAATGGTTATTCAAAGACGTGGACTTCATAACTCAGCAGATTGAGTCTGGAGAACAACACGTACAAAGATTTGATAATCTGCTAGCGGCATTTGAAAATTGTATTTCAGCATGGTTAGCAACAGAGCATTTGTTTGATGGAACTGACTTGGCTAGAGTTTGGCTTGTTATTGAGGATGATTTCGAAAAATATATTTGTGGTGAAGGTAGCAAGTCTCCATTAATACAGTCGCTGAATAAATTAACCGCAACTAGATTTGTATTTGACTCTAAGTAAAAGCTTAGACAGTTAAAGTAAGGTCTGATACTCCTAGACTGAGCTATCGCAAGAAGCCACTGGTTCGCTGGTGGCTTTTTTATCGATTTAATATGCTGTTGACTATTGTCGTTGCCTGATCTGATGTATTTGCGTTCGCTCACGACATCATCTGTCTTAACTATCGGAGAGAGACTTATGGCTTCAGGCAGAAAATATAGGCAGGCCTCCCCTGAGGGCGCGGGTCCTTTCCGGCAGTCTGGCATGTTACGGGGCGGCGACCTCGCAGGTTCTCGCTATTTATGAAAATTTTCAGGATTTTGTCTTTTCCGTTCTTCTTCTTTCTAAGTGTCTGTCTTTGCGGGGGATAACTGGCACTTTACCAGGGCCGATGCAAATTCGTGGATAGAGCGGAACCAGCCTGGCTTCGCCGACAAGACGACAGACGGCAGCGACAACCGTTATTGGATCCTGCGCAACATGGGGAGAGTTCTCTAATGGGATTTCCTTCACCAGCAACAGACTACATTGAGCGCCGACTAACCCCAGCAATTCTGTGCAACATGGGGGCTGATAGTAGGGTGCTTGAAACGGATCTGGGGTTTGCGGTCATAGAGCCAGCAACGAAAAAGACACCTGGAGATGTGTTGTTAATTCTTTTCGATGGCCACACACAATTTGCCAAGCTGATGGGCAGGGCGCTCATAACTGATGATGGAGAGGCGATAGAAGGTGCAGCGCTGGAGCAGATTGAAGTGCTGGGCCGGGTGACGTTCTTCATCAATCGTACAATAGACGATGGGCTACCGATATGAATACGCAGCTCACGAAATCGGCTCGATTAGTTCCGGCCCTTGATTCTTCACATTCCCCAATGCGCGAGTAACGGCGTGCCAGATAAACTTGTCGGCGGGCACTGCACCGTCGGCAATTATCTCTTCTGCTTCTTTCCCGCCTATACCCTGGCGCATCCACTCCCGGGCGGCTTCTGGTGACAAAACAAGAGGCCTGCGGTCGTGAATGTCGACCAGACCTTTATCAGCAGCCGATGTAACAATGAGAAAACCTTCTGCATTATCGCCACGCTCAAACGGTGTGCTGCCGATCGCTGCCATAAAAATCGGCTGGCCATCGGCGCGGTGAATGAAGTAGGGCTGTTTCTTGTCGCCTTCCTTCTTCCATTCGAACCACCCATCCGCGAAACATATAGCCCGGCCATGCTGCCATAGCGGTTTAAACATTCTGCTGGTGGCAGCCGTCTCGACACGCGCGTTAATCAGTGGCGGTTTATCCCACCACCCCGGTGCGTAACCCCAGAACACCGGATCGAGGTGCAGCTGCTCGTCGCGTTCGCTCAGTAGCAGGACCTTGGTACCGGGTGCGACGTTGAATCGGCCAATAGGTTCCGGGTCATAAGCGATGTCACGATCGGCCTCATCGGCCAGATATGCCAGATATTCTTCACGGGTTTGGGCTTGTGCAAAACGTCCACACATAGAAACCTCCAGTTGGATGTCAGACTGAAAGTATAGGGCAGTGAGAAAAAGTAGCGTGGTGGTAAAGTCTTACAAACGGATCGGTGGCAATTAGCTGGTTGTGCCTGATTTTTTGACGGTATTTTTCCCCGGTTTTTCCCCAGTGATTCCCCGTACAAAAAATAGACATAAAAAACCAGCCGTAAGAGGCTGGTTCTAAATGTGTTTTTGGTCGGCACGAGAGGATTTGAACCTCCGACCCCCGACACCCCATGTCAGCTATAAGTTAGGCCATTCCTAACGCTTCGGATTCTGTGAGTGAGGTCTGATAGCGCTTTACTGCTTCAGTAAAGGCTTGCGCTGCATCTGCATTTGATACCATAAATTCTTCTGTCACCCCTGTTTGAGAATGGAAGGTAATATTGCCGTAAATGCAAATAGGGATTTGGTAGTTGTCTTTAAATCGACGGTCTGGCGAGCCATTCTTATTCGTTTTCGCCCATGTATACCCATCTATGCGTGAATCACTGGGAACACCTTCTTCCTCATGGAATCTTCGATATTCTGAGCTGATTTGTAATTCGCGTAAATCAATCAAAGCGAACGCCCCATCAGCTCGTGGTATGACTGCAACTCCAGGATAAAGCAAAATATCGTCGCCATTCACATTTTCAAACCGCATCGCACGCCCTGTAAATTGAATAAGATCTGTTGAATAGAAATCAAAGGTTACTGGTTGACGATTAACAGACCGGGTTGCCAATGTTCTTTCGGCGAACTGGTCTGTAGCTTTATCTGCAGTAATATCCCATTTTTTAACACTTGATTTTAACATATCGAATGCGCGGACCATTGCTGCATATGCGCGCTGCGAAGTGTCACTGCTCTCGAATGTTATGGCTACTTTTGTGCTGTCTTCCCAGGATACTGGGCGAGATATCTCAGCTTGCGTTAAGGGGAGCTCTGTCTCAAGTTCTGCTATGCGCCGTTTGTAAAACCAACGGAATAGACTTGATTTGCGACGAACCAGCTCGTTCTTTTGTTTTGATTCTTCAGCAAGAGCCTCTTGTAGATCCGCTTTTATCTCTGCCCTTTGTTCTCGTGCTTTAGCAATCAAATCTCGTAAAGGTAAAAGGGAGGAACTTGTCAGGACTTCTACCGAAGCGCTGGAAATTTCATTCATGCCAGCCATGGGCATATATATTTTAGCGTTCGATGGAGTGTTACTTGGGGATGTCTCCGGCACTCCAAAATGAGGTTCTGTGGAGGACGGATTTAATGGATTAGTAGCTGAGTGCCCATAATCATAGGGCACGGTAGGTGTAGTATAAGATAAGCCTGTACCCGGTAGTCCTACGGTCGCTCTGAGCCCTTTTTTCCCAACATTGACAGTTGCACCGGGTACACCGATGCTTGCACTTACTCCCCGCTTACCAATGTTGAGCCTAACGCCAGGAAATAAAGTAAAGGTTTGTCTGAAACGAAGAGACATAAAGTTATCCCTATGTAGTGTTGTGCACCAAAGTTCGAAATGTTTTCATATGAACATTGAGCTGATACAAAAGCCTATCCTAAGCTCATCTTCATACCGGCATGATACAGCGGTTTGATCGCTGATGAAGTAAAACAAAAAAGCCCGCATAAGCGGGCTTTTTTGTCACTCGGGAGCCGCGGCTCCTTTGCGTATCCTTTTTTGTCTCCTCACCGTCTGGTCGGTGTCCTGCTGATACTGCTAACATACTGTTATTAATAGTGATTTCCTATCACTGTCCAATCATGATTGGTGGGCTGCGGGAGTTGAACCCGCCGTCGTTTTACTACAGATAAAGCTAGTTTATTTTTTCAAAACCGCCTCAGCCATGGCCCTCAAGCGCTTAATTTGAATGTCCAATTCAGAGATGATTTCGTCAGGATGAAGATTTGTATTTGACTGCACAAAATCTCTAATTTGCATCATTTGATGGGTGCGAATTTTCAACTCGGAATAAATGGTTAGTTCATCAGTGTCATCTCGGGATTGATCGCCTGACTCAAATTCTATGAATGTATCGGGAGGATTGTGATAGACACGAGAAATCGGAGTCGGCCACCAATCTTCACCGGTTACTACATCCGCATCGAATGGGACTGTCTTATCAATTTCAATCAATTTTTGAATGAGAACAGAAGTCTTCAAGCTTACCTCCATATAGCCATAAAGCGGTTATCAAAACTCTATTTAAACTATACAAAATCAGTGGGTTAAGATGAAGGTAAAAATGTTCGTATCAATAATGAAATTAATGAAAAAAGTAATTTATTCAATGACATATCTTAATCGAGTGTAACTACTGCTGCGTCATATGGAATGGTTCGAAGCCGCAGACCTGATCGTTAAGGGTATGGAAGGCGCGATTAACGCGAAAACCGTCACCTATGACTTTGAACGTCTGATGGAAGGCGCTAAACTGCTGAAATGCTCAGAGTTTGGCGACGCGATTATCGCGAACATGTAATCCACTCGCTGGGTTAAATGACAACGGGAGCCTGAGGGTTCCCGTTTTTTATGCACACAAGACGGAAACAACGCTATGACCCATGATATCCCGCTCAAGTATTATGACATCGTCGACGAGTATGCGACTGAAACGGCGAAACCGGTAGAAGAGGCAGAGCGTACGCCGCTGGCACACTATTTCCAGCTGCTGCTCACTCGCTTATACAACAATGAGGAAATCAGTGAAGAGGCGCAGCGGGAGATGGCTGTCCAGGCCGAGATAGACGAAGCGCGCATTGACGATATTGCAAACTTCCTGAATCAGTGGGGCAATGAATAACGCGTCATCGCGCTGAGTCTGCCAGCAGCCTGGCGAGGTCGTGCCGGGTTAGCGACTTTGAAAAGTACCAGCCTTGTACGAGGGCATCGGGGTATCTCTGCGCGATGAACTGATATTGCGTTTCGCTTTCAACCCCTTCAAAAACAAGGGTTTTGTGCAGTTTAGCGAGCGCGTCGCTGAAGATCACCAGGATATCCTGTTTATAGTGCTCGCTGATGCCGTCCACTAACGACTTATCCACCTTGATTTCGTCATATTTGAGATTTGATAGCCTGGCCAGATTAGAGTTTTGCACACCAAAATCGTCTATTGAAATTTTGACGCCTGCCGATTTAAGCTCCTCACAAAACTCTTCAAGGATGGCCGCAGTGGAAACGCCATTCTCGGATAACTCAACTTTGATTAACGATAAGGGAATCGCGTTCTCTGAGCATTCATGACGTAATACCGCCAGGAATTTGCCGTCTTCAATTTCCGTCCGGCCAACGTTCAGTGAAATCATTAACTGATGTTCAGCGGCCAGCGCGGCAATTTCCGCCAGGGATTTCTTTATCATGTTCTGATAATAAACGTTATACAGGCCAATTTTTTTAATTAACGGGATAAACAGCTCAGGAGAAACCTCTTTGTGATTGTTATCCTGCCATCTTGATAACACTTCAACCCCGACGATTTTCTTATCAGCAACCCGAATAACAGGCTGAAAATGAACGCTGATGGTATTCGCTTTTACCGCTTTGACCAGCGTTCGTTCCAGAGAACGTCGGTCTTCATAAAGTCGAAGAGAAAACAGCGTCAGGGATACCCAGATAAAGTATAAAAACAAGCACAGAAGCACCATCACTACGTGGGAGAGCGAAGCCAGTCCGGCATCATGGTGTGTGACGGTAACGCACAAATCCCAGCGTGTACTGCACTCTGTCACAGCCAGCGTAAATAACAGAGACTGTAAGCGGCTGAAGTTTTCTGATGGCGGCGTAACGGTGAAAAAGGTGCGGCCGAAATCTTTAGTGGAAGAACGAAGCGAATAGTTGGCGGTAACGGGGGCAAATTTATCGTAGGCTGAACGGGAGGTGAAGATAATAAGGTGGTTATAGATTGTCGCATTGCCGACAAAGAAATCTTTCTGCGAAAACTGCGCCAGGCTGAATCCGTTCTGGGTATTATGCAGCTCAGAGGGAAGGGCGATGGGATTTGCCAGCTTGCCCCAAAACGCGGTGCAGGTGATTTTCCCCTTTTCAATAAACCCCACATCGGCGAAATAGAGACTTCGCATCTTTAATTTTCGGTAGACGTTCAGACTGGCGCTATCGCATCCCTGCGCGGAGGTATTTTTAAGCGTACTGGCGATATTTTGCGTTAACTCTTCAGAATAGCTTAAGAGCGTGTGGGAGATCTCCCTCTGCCGGTTCTTTTGCTGCTCAGCGATAATGGCGTTAACCGCATACAGCGACAGGACGACCATAAAGGTTGAGATGATAGCAACGGCAATGGCCTTCTTCATTTTCCTGTTGTCCCACCACGTCCTGAGGTGCAGGGATCTTAACACAGGTCATAAAAGCTACAAGTACGAGAGTTGAGGCTGCACGGAATCGAAAGGAAAGCCACCATGCCAGGCTCCTTTCATCTCAGAACCACTCAAACCGTGTTGAGAGCAGTAGCAGTAACGTACTGGCAGAAACAAGATTAAGGCAGATGACAAACTTGCTTGATACGTTCATGTTATCAACGTTTTTGTTGTTCAGTAGCCACAGAGAATAGCGTTTCACCTCCACTGAAGAAACGCCAGATTTTGGTGGGTTCGGGCAAAAAAAAGCCCACTCAAGAGTGGGCAAGAAATACTGGAAGCAATGTGAGCAATGTCGTACTGAATACCTGAGTGATTTGCTCAACTATTCAGTAATGAGAAAGATAATCTTTCTCAGTAAAAGATGCAACCCCACGATGAGTGTGGAACGGCATTTTTTTACTGCTCATATTTTAATCAAACGAACCGTGTGATTCTTATCACAAATTTCCTTTCTCAGATCCTGTGCTATCCTTTTCTGTGTCGTTGATTTAATGACAAAAACCATACAGAGAGGAAAGCT